TTTCTTCGCTATCGCGACTTGGCTAGGGGTGAGTCTAACCTTTTTCCCACTACTGCGCCCAGATGTAGACCGGGATACGGAAGCAACGGTCTGAGCGGGCCGTCTGCTTTCCCCGTTTTTAAGCTTATGCGGAAACTCGCTCTGCATACGCTTGTCTAACTCACTATAGTACTCATCGCTCTGCGGGTCAAACCCTTCATTTTCGACAAGTTTTTTATGAACACCAAAAGCGGCATATGTCATAGCCTCATCTGTGCCAAACCATTCGTTCCGCTGTGCCCAACTTTCTGCCTTTGGGTCAGGACGACGCGGCTGCTGCTGCGGCATGGGCTGTTGAACTTGAGCCTGTACTTGAGCCTGTGTCTGCTGTGCGTAACGCTGTTGCTGCGCCTTCGCCTGCTCTGCTCGGTCATTTTCTATTGCAAGTCTAGTGATCTTACGCTGCGCTTCTACAACACCGTTTGTATCACCTATTTCAATAGCACGAGCCAGTTCACCTTCAGCAGTGCCCATCTCGCTGGTAACACGGTTGCTATATTCATTAACATAATTCGTATCCATCGTGTTCATGCGTTGTTTAAGCTGTTCAGCTTCTGCCTGAACACCTTGTGCATATCGTAGAGCCTCGTCTTTCTGACGCTCTGCCTCACGCATTTTCTTGGTCAGACGATCAATACGTTTTTGAGTGTTGGTCTCAGCTTTTTCAAACTGATCCTCCGTTGCGGCTTCTACTTGCGGCTCTTCTTCTTTGGCCGCCTCAACCTCAACTTCCGTATCTTGTTCATCTTCCAGATCTAATTCAATTTGTTGTTTTTCTTCTGCCATCTATCGCTCCTAGAAATGAAGAATATCTTCCGGTTCCTTAATCTTTGCCAATATTTCATCGTCATTTAAAATACGAACTTCCCCACCGTCTATCTTGAAGCGTGAGCCTGAGTAACGCGCAAACATCACCCAGTCCCCCTGCTCACACCAACTTCCCGTAGGAAACTTTTCTGTATCTTTGTAGGCCAACGAACCCACTTTCAAGACGTAACCTACCTGTGTAGATACCGTTTGCTCTTGAACGACCGCGTCAGGAAGATAAATGCCACCATCCGTTTTGCCCTTACCCCTGTAAGGTAAGACCAAAATACGCCATCCGGTTGGATCTGGCATTCTTTCTAAGAGAGAACCCCCTATGGCTTCGGGGTCTAAAACCCTATCACTAGGCTCTTTATAAGCCTCTGATAGATTTGCCACACCTTCAGATGCAGCTTCTAAGTCAATCATCACTTCGCTCCTGTTTATCTAGCAGGCTCTTGAGTTCCTGTTCCACGTGATCTAGGGCCTTTAGATTACCCATGAGCTCACGATATTGCTCCATGCTATTCACGTTGTCATAAATTAACAAATCATAAATAGCTTGCCGTCTTTCTTTAACTATACGGAAGACAGCCTCCGCAAAATAAACCTCATCCACTCTGATAACTCCGCATTAACTCTCAGGTGTTCTTATAACACACTAATTCGTTTCTGCAAGAGCTCTCATACGATCTACCAGACGCCGTGCGCGATTGGGAACCTGTGTGTACCACCGTGAGTCAACCATCTCATCTGCTGCGGTATTCCAGTCTCTAGCGTCCACACCAGCTTTCATACCTTTGAACTTGCTGAGTCTGGGTCTGCCCATGTTAAACATCATGTTTGCAACAATATGTTGACACTCTTCAGGTAAGTCATCGAAATCGGGGTATAACACTTTACACTCATCAAGAGTTACAATCATATCAAGCGCAAATAACTGTTTGACACGTTCCTGCTCAACGACAGTGCCGACAGGTTTGCCGTGTTCTTCATCGGACTCTGTAATTAAATGACCAATTCCCGTCGTTGGCAAACCAAGGTGGTCCAAATAGATCTCGTATTTGCACCCTTCATCTTCAGCGATTTCTTCGCGTAGTTTGTCTTTATTCATGTTTATTTCTTTCCAAAAAACTTCGTGGCGGCGCGTGTTCCAAAACTGGCGCTCACGATAACTCCAAGCGTGTATTGATAGTATTGCGGCATGGCCTCAAGAGCCTGAAAACCGTTTGATACAATCTCCCTGCCCCAATCCCCGCAGAAGCTCAAAATGAGCGGAATCGAGAACAAAATTGTAAGCCATTCGTCTTTCCAGCTATGTGCGGAAGCATCAGCCATCTTGAGATCCCAGTCAATCTCACCCGTGGCTTTCTTTTCCATTATAACTGCTTCAGCTTTAGCCTTCGCTACTTTTGCGCCTGCTACCGCTTTTTTCTCCTCAACCTTACCCTCTAGCCATGTGCCTGCCAGAGAGGAGATTGGACCAAGAAGTGCTTGTATCATTCTTCCTCAATTATCTCCATGATTTCGCCAGCTTCAAGCCTGACTCTCAATTGTTTACATGACCATTTTTTATCAAAGTCTGTGGTGTGTCCAACATTCCGTTTAATCTTTCGGCGTATCGTTAAACATTCAGATAGGTTCTTGTATGGCGTGTATTCAACCCGCTCTTCGCCTATCATCAACAGCAATACGAAGGTCATCTCAATCATTTGTTAGTCAACTTTTCAATATTATCTTCAATCTTTGTCAACCGCCTATCATAAAACTCCAATACCAACTTCTGTTGCTGGTCATGTGGAGCATTACCACTTTCAATATTTTCTGCTAGTTTTTCTAATTCACTAGCCAAATGTTCGATCATCATAAACTGTTCTGAGTCGGCTGGCAAACTACCCATCTCTCCTCGCGGCCATTTGATACGGAACTCTGTATTCATGCCCAGATCTGTTTCCATCAAAATCAACTTGTTTTCGATGGTGTTAAGACGTTCGATAACTCCAAAATAAGCCCATGTTCCAACTGTCGCAGCTATGAGCAACGCGATCAAGTTGCGTATGGGCATTGCCAGTTCTGTGTTCTCATTTAGTTTTGGCATTACTCACACGTGTCCTTTCCTGCACATTCGGTAGGAAAACAATGCGCCATCATGCGGTAATATTCATTTTTATATGTAGCTTCCCACATATCTTCATTTATCAAAAATTCACATTGAGCTTGTGTCATTGGTTGTTGCAAAGCAACCTGATTTCCAATGTACTGCCACTCGTGACCGTCAAAACCCCACATGCTAATAACCATAATAAATAAAGTTTCAACAGTATGATGAACTTCATTCATCTGTAATTATCACCCATTGAACTGTTTTAGGAGGATCTTCCACCACTTCATGCTTCTCATTATTGATCACATGAGCGTGTATGGCCGCTGCTATGATGGCAGCTATTATAATGTTTTCCATAGACCTACTCTGTTACTTCTTCGACATCCACGCCGTCGTGCCCTTATATGCGCCGACAATTCCAGCCCCACTCAAAAATATGAGGTCGGTGACTGCACCTAGACCCTCAAGTTTTTCCGCAGAGCACCACGGTGATGCTAGAAACACAGCATAACATCCCATAAATATCAAGGTATATCTGGCCATACGTAATTGAGCTACGTTCTTACGAAGCTCCGTTTCCGTCTTTTTTATCTCTTTGATGTGACTAAGTTCTTCGTCACTGACAATGCCGTCGCCGTCCTCGTCGTATTCAGCGTAGATAGACTCTTTTTGTAATTTTTTTTGACTCATAGCAGCACCTTAAACAGCAAAACAAAAAACAAGAACGTCATCAGTATGACCGCCCCGGCCATGACAACCTGCTGCATCGTGTCTTCAAAATCCTTCTGCTTTTGCATCTTTTCTTTTCTAGCAGCAGCTTCAGCCTCTTTAGCAGCTTGAATCCGTCTGGCTCGCTCGTCAACTATGCTTTTCCACGTCCCGTGACCAAAACGAAGGTCCACCATTGTGGCTATTTCCCTCATCTGTTCTTGAGCTAACTTAGCATTTATGATTTCTGCTGCCACAGTTTTAACGCCAAACTGGTCGCCTAAACCCATGCCCGACTTTTTGTTACGTTCCTGCTGTACCTGCTTCTCCCCCTCAAACAGGTTATCCAGATACCCCGCTATGTCGGACACGTCATTAGCGGTTCCGATAGCAGTTTTGATGCCATCGACCGCACTTTTAAATAACGCAAATCCTGCTAACGCCGCACTAATTGGTTCCATTTAGCCCCCAAGCTATTGTTTCTTTAGTAGTTCTCTCTCCATTGCAGACTGAATACGTGCTTGGGTCTGTTTTTCCTGACTGGCCAGTTTCTGCTGGAACTGTGATGCCCGCATCTGCTGGTTCTGTGCGTCAAGGTTGAGCTTGGCAGCTTCGTTCTGAGCATCCGCCTGTTCTGACTGCGCTCTAATCTGTAGCTCCTGCTCCTTCAATTTAACCAGCGGATCTGGCCCCTGATTAGATACTTGTTGAGACATCTGCTTGACCATCTGCATACCCTCGGCAACAAACTGTGCCG